ACGGCTACATTTTCTCTTTCCTCTCCGTGCGTCCAAAAGGCATCTATCAGGACGGCATCCACCGCACCTTCCTGAAGTCGACGAAGTACGACTTCTGGCAGCGCGAGCTGCAGCACATCGGCCAGCAAGCGATTCTCAACAACGAGATTTACGCGCAGCTGACGACGGGCTCTGGCACGTTCGGCTATCAGGACCGCTACATGGAATATCGCGAGACTCCCTCGCTCGTCGCTGGCGAGTTCCGCTCGCTCCTCGACTACTGGCACATGGCGCGGCAATTCGGTTCCGCGCCAGCTCTCAACGATGAGTTCGTCAAGTGCGTGCCGACCAAGCGCATTCACAACGTGCAGGACAACGACACGCTCTGGGTCATGGTCAACAATCACTGTGTCGCGCGTCGGCTCGTCTCCAAGAACGCCAACGGCATGATTCTCTAGGACCCCCCCCTCTCACTTGTAAACCAACCGTGACCCCCCTCGTGGGGGTCACTTCTTTCAGGAGGCTCCATGCAAAAGCTCTGGTCGCGGCTCCGCCGCAAAGCTCCATCCAAACCCGAGGTCAACTCGGGGATTCCCGTCGAGGGCGCGACGTCTGTCGAGCCCATGTCCCTCGAATCAATGGTTCAGCAATACATCCGCGAAGCGATTGCGACCGACGTCAGCCGCGAAAGCGGCGAGGAGGTCGAATCGTGGGAGGAGGCCAACGACTTCGAGGAGGAGGACCCCGATACCATCCCGCTCACGCACCACCAGGTCGAAGCAATGTCCGACCTTGAGCTACGCGAAGAGGCGGCCAACTACGGCGTCACAATCGCAGATGACCCGCTACCTACCCCTAGGGTCGATCCAACTCGACCCACAGAGGCTCCTAAGCCGTCCAATGAGTCCGGCTCTGTGCCGGCGTCAGGCTCCTCAGGAGGCTAAACGGCGAGAAATCTTCGCAGCCGGCCCGCGCACTACTTGTGCGCAAATGTCGAACAGTGGTATTGATAACTTGATGTCCACTGTTCACTGAGACAGGTGAGGTTTCCAAACGTCGTGAGGTGCTCCTCGCCTGTCTCTCTTTCCCATTCAACGGTCAATTGCGGCCAGTGCATGTCCTGCCGCATCAACCGTCAGCGTGTTTGGACTTCCAAGCTCATCATGGAGTCCATGTATCACGCCCCGCAGTCCAACTGGTTCATCACGCTCACCTATGACGACGAGCACGCCCCGGTCGGCCCCGACGGGCAACTCACACTCGTTCGTCAACACGGCGTCGCCTTTCGCAAACGTATGCGAACCGAGCTGGAGCAAAGCACACAATCATTTCGCTTCTTCTTCGTCGGTGAGTACGGCGGGAAAACTCAGCGTCCTCACTATCACATGCTCGCCTTCGGACTCCCGATGCTCAGGCGGAGTCCTCGTAGCTCGAGCATCGGTGCGAGCGGAGACCAAGTAGCGTCCTCGCGTCAACCTGGTCGAAGCGGGATCGAAGTTCTAAACGTCGAGGCGCTCGTTCAATCCAAGTGGCCGCACGGCTTCGTTTCCGTCGCCCCGGTCACTAAAGCGCGCATGGCCTACTGCGCGCACTACTGCACAAAAAAGCTCACCAGCTCGGCCGACATCCGTCTCGGATCGCGCCATCCAGAATTCTCACAGATGTCGCGTCGGCCAGCGCTCGGTGATGCTTTCGTGCAGACAATCGCTCAAGGTCTCAACCGTCCTCACTCTCACGTCGAACTCACAGGCGACGTTCCTTTTCAATATCGCTACGAAGGCCAAGTGTGGCCCTTCTCTCAACGTCACAAACGACTCATGCGCAAGCTCGTTGGTCTGCCTGAAAAGCGCATGGATATCGTCGCTCTCCATCCCGAACTCCAAGAGGAGCATCGGGAACTATCTGCAGCTCCGGAGCTTGAGGAGCTGCTCAACCGTCGAGGCAGGGAAAAGCAATATGAAGCGAAAGCGCAAATCTTCCGTCGCAACTCCGTCTGATCGACCGCGGACCTTCGCGGAGATCCGACAAACGAGCGCCCCTCGTGAAGCTCGTTGGAATCGTCTCTACACTCAGTCAGTCATTCGGGCGAGTCAGCCCGATCCGTATCGGCGGCTCATTCCGGCCGCACTGCAATCATTCCGGCCCGATCCCCTCGGCAAGTCCGTCAGGATTCACCACGGGCCGCGTCCTGTAACACAAAAGTGGTTCCTCGTGGACAAACGAACCGGCGAGGTCGTTCAAGAGACTCATCGGCGCGAGTCCATCGGTACGCTCGAAGAGCGGCGCTGTCGCGAAGCGAAGGACGACCGTCGCCACTTCGTCATCAAATCCGGCTACGGCGGCAACAACAAAGCCACCAACTATCGAGAATGGAGTGAGTGCTAATGCCCGCGGTACTCGGTTCGGCAATCGGCATCGGCAAGCTTGCAAGCTATGCAGGCGGAGTCGGTTCGTTCTTCTCAAAATTCGGCGGTCCGCTACTCAACGCGGTCGGCGGCTTATTCGGAGGTCAAGGCGGTGACAAAAGCAATCTCACGCGACACTACCTCTCGCGTCTGGTCCGCGACGCTCGTGAGGCAGGGGTACATCCCCTCTATGCGCTCGGTGCCTCTCCCGGCTACGGCCCTACCTTTCAAACCGGATCGGCGTCGGGCGACGCTCTCAGGGCTGGTGCCAATCTCTTCTCTGATATACGCGCGGAGTCTCAAGCGAAGGCGGCAGCTGGAGTCAACGATCGACTGGCTAATGCGCAAATTCGCTCCCTCGAAGCGTCTGCGCTCCGCGATGAAACTGCAGCACAAGTTCAGCTCGCGGAAGCTGCTCTGAATGCTCAGTCCATGTCGGCGCAAAACCGCGACCTCATCTCCGCTCGCCTGGACGAGGAGATGCTGTATCGGCCCGAAACCTTCGGCCGCAAAATCCCTGACGCACTGATCCCGGTGCGTCTCGCCAACGGCAAGGTGCTCATGATCCCCGACCAGAATCTCCTCGAAACTGGCGAGATCATCGGCAACACGCTCACGGCTCAGCCACACGCCACCAGCTGGTGGGATGACTTCAAAAAGATGTGGCGTCCATTCGGATCCAAAAGGAAAAAGCCCGCGCCTTCCGACAACGGTTGGGAAAAGGCGGGCGTAATCCATCGCATTCAAAGGTGAAAATATGCGTATGCGTAGACGCGGCCGTACAGGCCGCCGTTCGTTCTCTCGTGGTCGTTCTCGCACCCGCTCTCGTGGTCGGGTGCGCTCCCGTTCTCCCGGCAAAGTGGGGTTCAGATTTTGAAACGTTCAAAACATACCCTGTCGAATTACCGGCTCTTCACCTGCAACATGGGCGAGCTGATCCCCTGCGGGATTCAGGAAGCCCTTCCCGGCGACACGTTCCAGTTGTCATCCTCGGCTTTGATTCGTGTGTCGCCCCTTGCGGCACCTGTCATGCATCCAGTCACGGTGCGGGTGCACCACTTCTTTGTTCCCCATCGTCTCGTGTGGACGAGTTGGGAGGATTTCATTACTGGAGGCCCTGACGGCAACAATGCGGACGTGATTCCCACAACGTCCGTCGATCTCGAAGTCGTTGCCGGTACTCTGTGGGACTACCTCGGCATTCCGACAAAGGAGGGCGCATAACATGGCGTTCGCTGTTTCGATCAACAATCTCCCGCTCCGCGGGATCAATCTCATCTGGAACGAGTTTTTCCGCGACCAAGACCTTCAGACTGAGCGGCTCGTCACTGACGACACCGTTCCAAACGTGGCTTGGGGCAAGGATTACTTCACGAGCGCACGACCGTGGACCCAGAAGGGGACGGCGGTCACTCTCCCTCTCGGCACCAAAGCTCCGGTGCTCGGCATCGGCAAGCCCGGGGCCGGTGCTTACGACTTCAACCTGACGAACCAGTCAGTGCGCGAGTCAACCGGCAACCTTGCTACTTACGCGTTCGCCGGCCAGGCGGCGTCCACTTCGCCAGCGCAGGCGCTGGTCGTTCGCTCTCCCGCGGCGGGCACCGGCACGACCGCGTTCCCAGACATCTACGCCGACCTCTCGGCGGCGGGTGCAATCAACATCAACGACTTCCGGCGCGCCTTCGCGCTGCAGCGCTATCAGGAGGCGCGTGCACGATACGGCTCTCGTTACACAGAATATTTGCGCTATCTCGGCGTCACTCCTTCCGATGCTCGTCTCGAACGCCCCGAATATCTTGGCGGTGGTACTTCTCGCATCAACTTTTCTGAGGTACTACAAACCGCGCAGGACACTCCAATCCCCGAGGATCGCGAGACTTTCGGCGTGGGTGACTTGTACGGTCACGGCATCTCTGGTCTGCGCCACCGTCCTATTCGTCGCTTCATCGAGGAGCACGGCTACATTTTCTCTTTCCTCTCCGTGCGTCCAAAAGGCATCTATCAGGACGGCATCCACCGCACCTTCCTGAAGTCGACGAAGTACGACTTCTGGCAGCGCGAGCTGCAGCACATCGG